TTCGGAAGATATCCTGAAGGATCCGGACGAGGAAAAGGAGGATGTAACCGAAGAGTGAGGTGGACGTGCGAGGGAACGTAGTGGCGGCATAAGTAAGGACGAAAAATGCTTAGGACTGTCCGTCAGAGAACTGCAGCGTCAAACTTTCGGAAAGATCGCCATCGCGTTCACCTTGCTTTTTGGCTGGCTTTTTAACAGAGACAGAGACAAACGCGGCGCGAAGGGGGCGCGGGTAGTGAGTGATTTGTAAAAAAATATGAACGAATTATCTTTATTTACCGGTGCGGGGGGGGGTTACTTGGAACAACAATACTTGGATGGCGGCACGTTGGATATGTCGAAAAAGAAAACTACTGCCAGAAAATTATCATCCAGCGAATTAAAGACGGAATATTCGACGACGCCCCTATCTTCGGCGATATCCGAACATTCATCAGTGAAGGGTACGCCGCAGAATATCAGGGATTGGTTGATATCATTACAGCAGGATTCCCCTGCCAGCCTTTTAGCGTCGCCGGAAAACAAAAAGGAGGAAACGACGCCAGAAATATGTGGCCCGAAACTATCCAATGCCTTCGCATCATACGACCGCGATTCGCGCTCCTGGAAAACGTCCCAGGCTTGCTTGCTCACCGATACATACAGCGAATTTTCGGAGACCTGGCCGAAAGCGGGTATAATGCAAGATGGTGTGTGCTCGGAGCGGACGATGTCGGCGCCAAGCATAGACGAAAGCGATTGTGGATACTGGCCGACACCGAAAGCACAAAATGCGAACGGTCCCGCAATACATGGTCAAGGGGGGATGGATTTACGGTCAGCGGTAATGTTTCCGACTCCCCGTGCGTCGGAATGGAAGGGAACCGGACCGGAGGGGAGCAAAAGTCAGATACACATGAAAGACCGGAATTATCTATGCGCCGTACTGTCAACGGGTGGCCAATTGAACCCGACGTGGGTCGAGTGGCTCATGGGGTGGCCTCTAGGGTGGACAGACTTAAAGCCATTGGCAATGGGCAAGTTCCAAGAGTGGTTGCAACAGCATGGAAAATATTGAGTAAGGATTTATAATGCAGCACTACACGAAAAACACAACCGGAATATTAAGATTCTGTCCTATGTGTAACAAAAAGACAATGCACCGGGTAGATAGCGGCAGAGTTGGCCCTTGTGAAAATTCGCACATTAAACAAACTTTTAAAGAAACGAAGAAAATAAATAAAACAGGAAGTTTATTTTAGCGAATGCGATAAGGAGAAAACTATGAATGATAAAAAACCTCATCATGGCCATAAATGGATGCCGGTTGTGTATGCGACTTTTTTCGGAATTATAAAAGAGATTGCCGAAAAGAATGGCTATGCTTTGGCAATACACGGCTCAATGACAAATGATTTTGATCTAGTCGCCATACCGTGGGTTGAAAAACCAAAACATTATTTAACTATGTTGAAGGAAATAGCTGAGAAGATTGATAACCGTTATGATCGGCTACCGTACGATACTACCGAAGAAAAGCCGCATAATAGGATTGCTTTTACTATTGGAACTGGCGGCGGCGGTTATCTTGATATCAGTATCATAAAACCCGATGAATGCGAGATGATTTGTGACGCTTGTAATGAGCCGATATTAGACAATGAAGAATTCATCATCGGTGAAGATTGTAACCTTCATAAACGCTGTGCGGACGGACTTAACACTTAAAACTTAATTACTTAATACTTTATGAGCATAGCGATTAAACAACAAACCATCCGCTTCACGGAGGGAGAAAAAAGAGTATTCCGGATCCCTGAGCGGATCTCCACGGCCGACTGGGCGGAGAAATACCGTGTCGTGGTCGATGGCGGTCGGAAAAGTCCCTGGCGCAATGAACTGTCGCCCTGCGCAGTCGGCATCATGGACGCGCTCGATGCGCCGTTCATCCGCGAGGTTTACGTCCAGGCCGCGCCGCAGACAGTCAAGACGCAGGCAATTTTCAATTACGTATTGAAACGGGTTGATCTGGAGCCGACGTCCGCCATGTTCGCCATGCCCGATGAAAAACTCCAGCGCCGTTTCTTCAAGCGCCGCCTGCTGCCGTCCATCAAGTCCACGCCGCGCACGGCCGCGCTGTTGAGTACCGTCATGGGCGATGTCACGCGCACCAGCATTTTGTTTATCAACGGCATGGATATCACCGGAGCCTGGGCCGGATCGTCCGCGACGATGGCCTCCGACGCCATGGAGCTGGTCGTCGCCGATGAAGTCAACAAATATCCTCCCGCCCAAAATGATGAACCGAACGCTCTGGACGCGATTCGGCAGAGAACTAATTCGTTTCCTTTTACATATAAGTTGTATGCATGTTCCACACCAAACAATGAGCAAGGTATAATAACGCATACAATTAAAGAGAGTGCTGATGTTGTAATGCATTATCATGTTAAATGCCCGATCTGCGGAGAAGAACAGCAGATGATTTGGAATAATATTACATGGGGCGATATTAGAGATCCGCGAAAAGTATTACGGGAAAAACTGGCCCGCTATAATTGTAAGTCATGCGCTATGCAATGGGATGATTATATGCGTGATCAAGCGGTATTACTTGCATTCCAAACCATGAAGGATAAAGGATGGATTGCTGATAACCGACAATGTTCTAAATGTTCGTGGACCGGATCTGACAATGATTTAAAAAATAAAAATGAATGTCCCTTATGTAAGGGGCAAATTGTTGAATTGGAAGAAATTAAACGTCCTCACGCTGTGGCTTTTAAACTGGCATCTTGGTATAAAAAATCAATGTCAGTAGCGGCGGCTAATTTTCTACATGGTCAGGATGATATAGATAAACTTAAGGCATGGGTAACTCAAGATTGCGCCGAACCATGGATTGATAAGGCGATAAATAAATCAGAAAATGCTGTATTGCAGAGACAATCAATCTATCCGGCACTTGTTGTTCCGCCGGACGTTATCGCGCTTACCTGCGGTATTGATGTCCAAAAATATGGATTCTGGTTTGTTGTTCGCGGCTGGGCCGAAGACCTCACCAGCTGGCTCATTCAATACGGCTACCAGGAAAGCACAACGAACCTGAAAGAAGACATTGAAACGTTAATCTATAAAACAGAATACAAAATATACAATTCGCAGGAAACCATGAAGATCTGGCGTGCCGGTATGGATACCGGAGGCGGAGAATCGGCTGATGGTATTTGGTCAAGAACTGAAGAAATATATCAGGCTCTACGTCAACTAGGGGTAGGTGAAAATCGACGAGTATTTGGAATGAAGGGAGCATCGCATAGAGATGGAAAAAGAATAAAAATAAGCCATAGAGATACGATGCCTAATTCAAATAAAACAATTCCAGGAGGACTTGAACTACGTTTTATAGATACAGCACAATATAAAGAAATTATACATAATCGTCTTAGCAAGAAAGATTCTACTGATAATATACCTGCGGAAAAACAACGCTTTTACGTACATCAGGGCGTCGGAATCGATTACGTCAAGCAACTGCTGTCTGAAGAATATCGCATGACCAAAGGCAAGAAATGGGAATGGAAAAAAGTATACTATCAAAATCATTTACTTGATTGTGAAGTATATTCTGCCGCCTGTGCGGACGCCGAATGGATTCCGTCCCTGCAGATGATGGCGCAGTATTTGAAGAATCAGAGAAATCCGGCCACAGCACAAAAAGCAGGAAGACGTGTAATTAGCGCCGGAGTGGATATTTATGGATCTAATTGAGTAAAATGAGAATAGTGAATCCAGGAGAATGAATTAATGGCAGATAATTCTGACGAATTAAAAAAACATTTACAAACGATATCAAAATTAAAAGAGCGTATTGAATATTTGGAAAGCCAGCTGGAACTGCCGTTGCTGCAAGGTAAAGATGAGATTCTGGAATATTGTAAAATGAGCGAATATATAGCAAAAAAATGGATTAAAAATGGTCTGCCTGTTCTGATTGTTGATGGAACATGGTATGCCCACCGTGATAATATCAAGGAATATTTTAAGGCACGAACACGTGTCGATTCCAGTAAAAATCCGGAAATAAGTGGATGACGATGATAAATAATTATTTAAGTTTTAAGATTTAAGTGTTAAGTATTAAGTGTCATTCCCGCCTCCGCGGGAATGACAACCTTGAACGTTGAACCTAGAACTTAGAACATTTACCACCACTCCTTTTTACTTAAATCTTAAACCTTAACACTTTAAAATTCCCTTTTTAAATCCCTGTCAAGAAACATATCACATAAAAATGACCTAAATATGGGGTAAAAATCACCCAAAAATCACCCAAAAATCACAAAATCGTCATTTTCCTCAAAAAACCCATGATATTGTGTTCACAAGTTTAGGATACCACTACCC